GCGTCGGATGTAGCCAGCGTTGTTAGCGCTGGCGAACACCCGCCCGATTTCCCCCACTTATCGCCGCAACGCCTGGAACAGACGCATCACGCTTGTGATGCGGCCATCCAGGCCCGAGACAGCAAGCTGTCTCGTCTGCGTGTGTATGAACGGACACTAAATGGAACAGACGAGTCATATGACTCGTCTCTCCATCGACCTGTTTCAGAGACAAATGAAGGGCCACACTTTTCAGAAAAATATCTGAGAAGCATCGACCATCCATTGATCTCTCGATAAACAGAGCGAGACTTGACAGTAAGAACTTTAAATTCACGTCTCTGCAGACGTTTATTGGTTCTTACTTTGGGCTTCGCACTATTTGGTGGTACCTCGGGAAGACTAGGACACGCGAGATGCATGTCTGTCGTCACAAGTGGCGAATATAAATCCGCCAACAGACCTACGATATAATCGTAGGCTCCGTAGTACTTCTTATTCCAGAAGGAGTTCGCATATGCGACCCAACTAGAATAAGATTCCGGCGTGGGAGTTGACGACCATTCCGTCCTGATTCGGATCGGAGTGACGTTAACGTCTTTGAAGGCGTCAACGCCACAGGATTCACGAAAGAATCCTCTGATGCAACTCTTGTCGCGGTTTATTAATAAACCAAACGACTCGAGCTGTTCGATTGCATTCTCTGCAAAAGCAGTGGGTACAATCACGTCATCACCATACACAAGTATACGCTCACGCGTATACGTGTCGGGTGCGGCCGCGGTTAGGATCGCCCAGATAGTTAACGCCATAATTGGGAAGCATAAACAACTTCCCATAGGCGCGAACTTCCAAAGCGGTAAAACCAAACCGTCCGGCAGCACAGTAGCAGAACTCCTACAACTTTCCAAATAAGGATATAAATCCACTGGAAAAAGTAGGCGAACAAGGGCCAGACTTACACGATCACTAGCATCTTTAAGATCTAGTGTTGCGTAATTGCCAGTTCGTGACCCACAAAGGGCGCCGATCTGGTTATGTGTCTGGTCAGTAAAGAAAACATTGAATCGTGTGATCCAATGCTTCTCTACCAAACTAACAATCGCCCTGCCTAATCCTTGTTGAATCCATTGATAATCAACGGGTTCACAAGAGATCAGTCTAGGGCCGCGAGAATCTTTTGGCACGAGTACAACTCGTGCCGGTAGGTCCTCATGAGTTATCGAAGAGAATTCTCGATAACAATCACACACATGTCCTAAAGATGCATAAAAATATGCATCCAAAGGATATGAACGTGTGATCTTCGCGGAAACATTCTTCCATAGGAATTTGTCCCAGAGCTTCTCTTTTGTAGAGACAGCACCTGGGCCATGCCGAGGGAAGATGTCGAGCGGATCAAAACGAGCAAAGAGCCTCGATAAGAGGTCTCTCGCCCGCTGCGTTACTCTCATCTTAGTGCTCAACGTATGATTACGTCGAGCAGTTCGGATGAAAGTAGTATCATCTAGCTTAAGTCGGAGGTCATCCAACTCGGCTGAGACGGTTGCTAGGTCGTCTTCGGTTTTAACAAACCGTTGAACGACCGCGTCTTCTGTTTCTGCTGCGTATGGGAGCTCGTACTTATAAAATAAGTAACAAATGCTCCGCAAGACGCCGACACTAGCTGGACAGGGATCCGGAAGGACACGTCCGTCTGGAGAAAATACTCTATTGAGAAACTCACCCATAAAAATGGGCAGGTTACTTCTTTTCTGAGCTTTAAACCTCAAAGAGGAAGCAGTCAACGGAGTAACTTCTGCTAAGGCCATATCAATGGCCTTACCCAGACGAGGCAAGGTTTTCGTTAGAAAACCTACACCTTCCGAAGTTAGCCGAGAGCTTACTTTATTAAGAGTAAGCTTGTAGGCTAAGTTGTTGAACACAGCTCCATGACACAAGTGAATGTCGTGAAG